AGGTGATGCTGTCACCCTTGGTGGCAAGCGCCGTAGCAGGGATACCGAACTTCACACGGTACAGCCAGAAATACTTGTACTTGCCGTTGGACTTCTTTGCACGGAAGCCTACGGCAACGGGAGTACCGTTATCCTCGGCAGCAGAAACCACAACACCGTTGTTGTCGATGGTTGCCCCGGTAAGATCGGATGCGGCTGCACCGCCAATCTCATCCACCCCCAGGGAGAGCGTGCCGGACTTGAATTCCTTGACGATTTCAGCAGCACCGTCATCGGCATAGAGAGTTACCTCTGCCAGTTCCACGGAGAGATCGGCGGTCATCGCCTTTGCCAACTGAACCGGGGCGGCATAGCTTTCGTTGCCTTCCTCGTCCTCGGTAATCTTGGCGTAGTACAGTTTATCAAGACCAATCGTAGCCATTGATTATTCCTCCATTTCATAGTGTTTGGCTACATCCACGGCATAGTGGTGGTAGCCTGTTTCTGTTTCATAACCGATGTATCTGCGGTCGGTTATGGTAAAATCCGCACCCAGGAGCATTTTCACAAGGGCATTTCTGTCCTTGATGTAGTTGCCCTGGGAATATAATGAAAGGCGCACTTCCTGGACATCCACACCGGGGGCGTTGTCGGCATGAAGGTCAAAGGACTCCACCATCGGAACAATGACAATGTACCGATCTGGGGCTTCATCCTTGAACACACCCGTCTCGATGGGGATATCCAAAGCGGAAAGCACGGTGTAAAGGTCAGAAAGGATATTCATCTCTTATCGACCTCCTCTTCAAATTTATTCTGCATTGCCGTAATTGCAGCAGACTTGGATGCAGTTTTGGCGGGCTTCAAAAAAGGTTTTGCGGGCTGACCGTGTTTCCCGTATTCCAGAATGTTGGCGATCTTTGCGTTACTGTCACCATCAGAACGAGGATCAACAAAGCCGATTTTGACGTTGTGGTTGCCGTCCTTGTCCAACTTTGCAGGAGACAGGCCGATGGAGCGTTCCAGTTCGCCAGTGGAGCGTGAGTCATATTTTGTACCTTGCCCCACGACCCCAGAGAGGTTGCCCTTGACCCTTGCCAAGACCACCTCGCCACCTGCTTCCAGAACACTTTCGGCAACGGCATCAAATTCGCTGCCGAGGCGGGAGATTTTCTGCAAAAACTCCTCCGGCATTTTGATATCAACCTTTGCCAACGGTAGGCTCACTCCTTTTTGCCAGCACCTCAATGTACATCCCACGGCCTTTGACATCTTCGACAGAGACAATATCGTATCTGCTGCCATCGCACACAATAATGTGGTCGGTGGTGATCCCTACACCGGGAATGACACGGAAACGGAAAAGGTCGGTAGCCTCGGAGAAAGCGGCGAGATTTGCCCACCGCTGACTGCCGTGGCGTCCTTCCCGGTAAACACGGACAGACGCGAGAACCTCATCCACAGTAGTGGAGAAGCCCTCGCTGTCCTTGATCCGTTTTGTTGCAACAATATCGGCAAAGCCGTTCATTTTTCCGAAACTCATGGTCACACCTTCCAATCTCGGTCGAGCCGAAGCAGAAGGTTGACCGTGTTCCAGACCTGCTGACCCGCCTGCACATTGTCCCCAAAGAAACCACCGGTGCTGCCGTCCCTGGATTCATAGAAATGGGACGACAGCATAATGATTGCTTGCTCGGTAGTTGGAGGCATGGTTTCAAGCTGATAGGTGCCAGCCGGAATATGCTGATAGCTTTCCGCGTAGGAAACAGCGGCGGCGATGTAGCCCTTCAGCAATGCATCATCCGCCGCATGGTCGAGAATCAGATTCTGTTTTACTTTTTCAAGCAGAGCGTCCATCACCGCCACCTCCCATCACTTAAGTTGCGGACTTCATCTGAAGCACCTTCATGGCTTCAGACAGCACCAGCTTGGCATCCACACGCTTGGTAGCCAGGAAACCGATCTGACCGGTATCGGCATAACGCTCGTTGAGACGCTTGAAGGTCACACCCTGGCGGTCACCGATCCAGTAGAAGCTGAAATCACCGAAGAGGACAGGCTTGCTGCCAGCGGCGATTTCGGGCATAAAGGGAGAAGTGAACACAGGCTTGCCGAGCAGAGTCTCGTGGTCGCCCTCATGGAGCGCCTTCTGCCACAGGAACTGACCATCGGAGCCCTTCAGCTTACGGATGGCAGCCATAGTGGAGTCATTGAACACCCAGATGGCGTTCTCACGGTAAGGAGCCTCCAGGCTGTAGAACAGGGAGATGATTTCCTCCGCAGTGATAGCGGTAGCGGACGCAGCGGTCACGCCAATATCGGCACCGCCGTCATCAGCCAGGATGCCCAGGGGCTTGGACGCACCGTCACCGTTGAAGAAGGCATCCTCTTCCTTGTTGCCGATACGACGGGCAAACTCTGCGGAGAAGTAACCTTCCAGGTCAAAGGCGGCATCGTTCAGAAGTTCCTCGGAGACCTTGATGATGGTACCGACCTTGTGGGCGCCAATGGTCTGCTGACCGAAAGCATCATCACCTTCGGGGATAGCACCCTCTTCGTCAATCCAGGAAGCGGTGCCCTTGGTGGTGACCACGGGAATCTTGTGGCTGCCGGAATTGGTCTGGAACACATAAGCGTGTTCACGGACAATACGCTTCTTGCCCAGAGACTGCACCAGGGTCTTCTCGAACTCGTCGGGGACAAGATAACCGCCCTCGGAGTCAACACCGACCTTCAGAGAGTTGCGGACCTCGTAGGAAATGCCATCGCGGGTACGGGTGGCATTCCAGAAGGCCTCCTTGTACGCATCGGCAGCGATGCCGGTCTTGGTGTCCACCTTGGCAGTTGCGGGCTTGGTGGTGATGGGAGTGCTGGTAGGAGCATTCATTTCACGGTCGATGGCCTCCTGACGCTCCATACGGTCGATCTCGGCGCTGTAGTCCTTGACCTTCTGCTCCATCTGATTGTAGGTGGCGGCGTCCTCCGCAGAGAGCAGGCCGTCCTTGTCGCGCTTGGTAGCAACAAAAGCCTTTGCTGCCTCCCAAGCCTGGTTACGCTTTGCGCGCAGCTCGTTGATAGTCATAATAAATTACCTCCAGTTTTTGATAAGGTTGAGCCGCTCCATAAAGTCATCGGCTCTGTGTGTACGGGTGGGTTCGGTTGTCTTGGGCGCAATACGGCACTTGGCTGCCAACTTCTCCTTGAGAGAATTGACAACGGTTGCCTCGGAAAACAGCATGGATACGGAGGGTACGTCCATGTCCTCTGTATCACTGCCGCGCTTGAGGACGCCATCTGCAAAGCCAAGTTCTACGGCCTTGTTTGCGTCCATCCAGGTTTCTGCGTCCATGAGATGACTCAGCTTCGCGCGGGAAAGCCCGGTCTTAATCTCATAGGCGTTGATGATGGAATCCTTTACGCTTGCCAGCATTTCAATGGCTTTCTGCATTTCCGCAGTGTCACCGAAAGCAATGGTCATAGGGTTGTGAATCATCATCATGGACACGGGAGACATCAGCACGGTGGTACCGGCCATAGCAATGACCGATGCTGCGGAGGCGGCGATGCCGTCAATTTTCACGGTGACATTGCCGGGGTAATCCATCAGCATATTGTAGATTTGGGCTGCGGCCACGCAGTCACCGCCAGGGCTGTTGATCCAAACGGTAATATCACCGGAACCGGACATCAGTTCCTCTTTGAAAAGCTGCGGTGTGACATCATCGTCAAACCAACTTTCCTCTGCGATGGTGCCGTTCAGATGCAGCGTCCGCTGTGCCGGAGTCGTCTCCGTTTCCGCCTAGTTCTTCCAGTTCCAGAACTTCTTCATCGGGATTTTTCTCCTTTCCATCAGTAGTTGGGGTTATATTTGCAAAAGCCCCTGCGTTGGACAGCGGGAGCATATTGCCGTTGATGAGATACAGATCGCCGCCTTCCTCTGCGGGGATGCGATCCAGATTCTCCAATTCACGGATGTCATTTGCGGACATCCAGCCGTTCTGACGGGCGGTTGCGTAGCCGGTCATACGGGTGGCATAGTCGCCACGAAGCAGACCTTCCACATTGAATTTCACAAAATAGCTGACCTTCTCGTCCGCACTGAACAAAGCACGGAAGATGGACTGCTCCCAACGGATCAGCCAGGGGTCCAGGGTGTATTTCACGAACTCAAGGGACTGCTGCTCAATATTAGAAAAGCTCGACTTTTCCAGGTCACCCACCATGTGGGGCGGGACGCGGAAAATTCGAGCGATTTCATTGATTTGGAATTTGCGGGTTTCCAGGAACTGCGCTTGTTCTGGGGAAATGGAAATCGGTGTGTACTTCATTCCTTCTTCCAAAACTGCAACCTTGCCGGAATTAGAAGATCCACCGAACTGACTCTGCCATGCATCACGCACTCTTGCAGGGTCCTTGATAGTGCCAGGGTGTTCCAGAACACCGGAGGGCGCAGCGCCGTTTGCAAAGAACTTGGCTCCGAACTCCTCACAGGCCATAGCCATACCGATAGCATTCTTCGCCATAGCGATTGGGCTGTAGCCCACAAGACCATCAAAGCCGAGACCGGGAATGTGCAGGACATCTGCCGGACTTAATGTGACAGTGGAGCCCTCCATTGTGGGTGCGTCATCCGAAGTGGTGATGTATCGGTAGTACAGTTTTCCCT